TTTGAACTCAGAGTTATTGTCTAGTATTTTCATTTAATTCTTTTTGATGTTAACCCTCTATTGCTAAATCTTTTTATAAAAGTCAAAGGTACAACTTTTATTTCTTTTTTTAATACGTGTTTTTGAGACGCTAATAAAGCTAAACTAGAAGCTACCGTAGCATCATATTTTGTTCTATTATCTGGCTCAAATCTACTCCAATCATCTAATAGCCTATTAAAATAACATCTACCCATATCTCCTGTCTCTGGGTTTAAACCCACATAATCATACACATAAGAAGCCACAGCTTCTGTTTGTGCGTTCAATACAGCAACACCCGTACTCGGTATACCTTTAGCTTGTTGCTTTCTACTTGAGTCTGTATGAGTAGATTCTGGTCTTTCCATTAAATACTCTCCATACCCCCTTCTCTCAAAATATTTTATTATACCTATTTTGTTGTTTTCTACTAATATAGAACAACCATAATAAATACAAGTTTTTACCATATCCTCATAAAACATTTCTGCTTTAGGAGGTCTAGCTATATATTCACAAACAAAGACGTTTGAAAAATCATCCATCATTGTGAATTTTTTATATACATAGCAAGCTGCATCTGACCTTCTACCATCTGTTGTTGTGTCATGGTCATAAGGGTCACAGCCAGCAACCAGCTCTATATCATTACCAGGAAACTTTCTAGTTCCCTTTATTTTTATATTATTTCTTCTTTCATCTGGTGGCAACCAAGCCATTTCCCATTTACCTTTAGCGTTAGGTATCCACTTAACCTCTGTGTCTTGAACACCTTTACTCCAAACAAAATCTCCTTTAACAGTCATGTTTTCAGCAACCTCATTATAATCCATTTGTTGATATATTCTCTCAACATCAAATGGGCTATGTAAAGAATCGTTTCTAAAAGCCTCCTCTACTGAAAATGGTCTTTGTCTTTTCTCTTCAGATAATTTAGTTGTATTACCTTTATAAGCCTCTCTAATATTTTGAAGATATTCTTTTGCTCCTATATCTTTTCCTATAAACTTAGCCTGTTCTTTTGTTGGTGTATCTATAACAGACATACCATACTCATCTATAAACCCTTCGTACCCATCATAAGCTGGAGTAAAATAACTATACATACCAGACCTAGTTCTACCATTACCATCTCTCTCTTCTATATCACTATCATCCCATATATTCTTAAAATTTTCTCCTCCAGAATCAGCCATCTCATTTACTGTAGTTGGCATAAAACACTTTCCTATAATTTTATCACCTAACGTTAAACAAGAACGAACTACCTGCCAGTTCTTTTCTACGTTTGCATCTACCCATTTACCACCCTCATCACACAAATATCTAACCAACTTTACAGAGTCATAAGAGTTATCTTTTGTATTTCTCCAATCCACCTTACTATTTAAAGCTTCTGACTTTACTATCTTTTTAAAATTCTTAGATATTTTTTGTCCAGGAGCGTTAAAACTTAATGTGCTTTTAGGATTGTCACTACCATCTATAATAGGTTGAAAAAAGAAAGGTAGTTGCCTAAACATATATACAAGCTTATCTGTAAATAACGCTTTAGCATCCACACCTGTTTTACTTATAATGCCCCCATGTGAATTATATCTAGAGGTTATTTCATTAAGTAACATAGCGGCCCCCTTATAGGAAGCCCCTTCTCTACGGTGTTTAACCATAACCATTCCAAAGGAATTATCATCCTGCTTACATATCTCCCAAAAAATAAAAAATCTTCTATCCCTGTCTCTATATTCAGGGTATCCTATATCTAGTTTACACCAGTTTAAATAATAATAATGTTCTCCAGTTATATAAGTTGGCTCACCGTTATTCATAAACCAAACACCATTCTTTCTTCTGTCAAACTCTTGCTGTATAAAAGAAGCGTGTTGTGCCGCTGTTTCTTCATACAAAGTTTCGGGCACCTCGGTCCTCTTCCATTTCTGTTCCTTTTTCTTTAGATTAGAAAAAAGAATATCCTTTTTTTTAGGTTTTGGTGGAAGTTTAAATTGTAAACCATTAACTTCTATAACACCTTCCATTATTACTTTTTCTTTTTCTTGTCGCTTTTTTTCTTTAGCATTATAAGTAAACCGTCTGCTGCTTTTTTATGTTCACCTCCGTGTTTGTAAACTCTACCACCCTCTCTTTTATAAAATTGATTGTAACTCTTAATTTTATTTTTAAAATCAGCCAATTTCGTTGAATCTTTTTTAAAACTATCTGGTAAATCATTCATTAAATCATCTATGGTATAAGTTCCTTTACCAGCTTCTTTTTGTGTAATTATTGAATTTATAAAAGAAGCGTCTTTTTTGTTTAGTTTATAAGATGTAGTATCATTGTTAACTTTATTGTTATCGTTATCGTTTACAGTCCCTCCCTCATCCATCATTTTAAAATCAGCGCCTGATATTTTACCATCTTTGTTTTTGTCAAGTTTAACTTGACCTCCTACTAAATAATTTGGGATAGTCATATTACCCCCTTTGTTCATTTTTTTCATTTTTTCTATTTGTTTGTTATCACTATATTTTTCTTTTATGGATTTTGTTTCTTCATCATGCGTTGTTTTTGTTTGTTCTTTAAACTTCTTTGCATCTTCCTTTGTTATTTTACCTGCTTTTTTTTGACTTCTAATTTTCTTTTTAGCTTCTTTTTTTTCTATCCTAGCCTGTATTAACTTCTTTCTTTTCTCATTTTTAGTTTTACCTTTTAACTTCTTTAAAAGTTTTATAGTCATACCACCTTCATCATACTTAATGTTAAAACCTCCTCCAGCAAATTCATTGTTTTCATTTTCTTCATTTTCACCACCTTCATCATTTTCGTTACCTTCAGTATTTTCATTACCAGTGTTCATCTCTGTAGTCTCTGAAGCAACATTTCCATATTCATTTCTGTCCTCTACATCACTTTGTTGTTCTCCTGCGTCATTTCTTTCTGCTCTTTCTGCTATTATATCTTTACGTAATTCGTCTCTTGCTGCTACATTTTGTCTTGCGTATCCCCCTGTATCCTCAAATCCTTCTGCATAATAGCTATCAGAAACTTTATCTTGTAATCTTCCAATTCTACCTCTACCATCTCTTAGCCTGTCGTCTAATTTTCTTTCTCTAATACCCGCTATTTTTCCTCTTATACCACCAATATTTTTTATTGTTCTAAGCTTGTCAGATTTAGCGTATTTTTTATCTAGTTTCTTAGCGGCCCTAATACCCTTCATCTCAGTTCTCTTAACTTTTCTTCTCACCTTTTTATCTTCTCTAGAGCCCTGTCTAGCTTCTCTTATAGCTGTTCTTCTTTCTGCTGGGGTTAAGTCTTTATTTCCCCTTATTTCAGCTATAGTATCTTTTTTCGCTTGATTAATCTTTTTTATATCATCTTTTTTAGAACGTCTAGCTTCTTTTCTAGCGTCTCTAGCATCTTCTCTAAATCTCTTTTTTTCAGCTCTAAAGTCACTTCTAGCCTCTCTTCTTTCTCTACCCCTTTCTATTATTCCTCCTAAAAAATATTCTGGTTTATAAGTTTTTTTCATTTTAAATTATTTAAATTATTTTACGTTTGGGTTTTTATATATTGCACCTTTTTTATAGTCCCCTTCTTCTTTTGCTTTTTTTAAAGTTAATCTTTTTTCAGCAAAACTTAAATTCTTCCATTCTCCTGATTCTTTTAATTCTTTTTTTGTTCTTTGTTTTCTAGCCTTTCTTTTTAACATCTCATCTATTCTTTGCCTTATAGTTAATTTTGGTTTCTTTGGCACACTTGGGTCATTGTCATCAGATTCTTTTGTTTTTTTATCATCATCTTCCCCTTCCTCTTCTTCTTTTTCTTTTTTAGTATAAGAATAACCAGCCGCAAACATAGGCCTCACAACTCCACCTTCATCCATTTCTTGTATCTCATAGTTATGTAGTTGAGTTTGAGGTATTCTTTCACCTTGCTCATCAACATAAACGCCAGCACTTTTTTGTGTAGCCATAGGAACTTTTCTTTCTTCTTCTTCTTCTTTGTTATCTTTATTATTAACCAAATCTTTACTTTCCTCTTCTTTATTATCTTTTTCTTCTTGTTTTTTCTTTTGATTTTCAAAATATTTTTTCATAATATTTCCAGCAACATTTGTTACACCAGAAACATTACCAGCCTCTGAGCTAATTTCCTCAACAACTTGATTACCACTTTGGTTTAAATTATCCAACATAATGTTTTTATCATTATTTTGACTCAAAGTGCTATCAACTAAATTTTCTTTATTTCTTTTTGTTTCAGTAGCAGGAGACCATCTTTTATTTTGACTATCCCAATTTTGCAACTGACCATCTAAATATATTTGTTTGTTTTCTTGTTCTGTTCCAGCTGGAATACCCCCAAAAGGATTTTCTTTAGTAACACTTTGATAAGAAGGAAGTCCGTCTTTTGTTTCTAGCTTTAAAGTTATATTATCTCCAGCGTATATTTTATTTGGGTCCTTTATAAAAGGGTTCAAGTCCATTATATTTTCAATGGTGGTGTTATTATCTCTAGCTATTTTAGTTAGAGTATCTCCTTTTTGTATATTATAAGAACTACCTTTAGAAACTGTTTGATTATAAGGAAATTCTTCCTGTGTGGCAGCTAACTCTTCATTAGTCCAGTCTCCCATTGAACCCGTAACTTCTTCTTCAGTTACAATACCCGTACCATTTTCAACTTTTTCGTAAGTTCCAATAGTAGGTAAAAGTGTATTATCATGAGTTTGGACTTTGCTATCTAAATTTGTAATCTTATCTATCTTTAATGTTTCTTGCATTTTCCTTTTGTTAAGCTCTACATTAGAAGAAATAAAAATAGTATTAGTTGGTTTAAAATATTTAAATCCACCTGGCTTTTGGTAAGAAAGTGGATTAATTTTTTGTGAGCCAGAGTTAAAATCAACAACATTAACAACAGTGCCATTTGTGTCTTCAGTAACATCAGCAACAGAAATATATTTGTTTTCATTATTTTTGTATTCACGGATTCTTTCCTCAAGGGGCTTGTTGTTGTAATTTTCTGCTATAATAGCTGCTTCAGATTCAGTGTTAAAGTTTCCTACAAAATGCCTAGAAATTACAGGTGTGCCGTCAACTGGGCTAGTTGTTTTAATATTAAAAGCTAAATTTGGCCCCTCTGCCGTAAAATTATTTCCTTCACCAGAATTGGCTTTTGATAAAGATTGTGTCATTATAGGGCTGTGCTTTATTATATGATTATTTAAAGACTCTTTTATATATTCACCCACTCCACTACCATCTAATTTAAAATTGTAAATTGTATTTTTAGCCCTACCCTTACTTTCTCCTGCCCCCATATATCCACCTGTGTTTAAAGTAAGGTAGTTTACCCCATCTACATTATTAATTTGAAAAACCTTATCTAAAACTTCTCTGTTCCACTCTCCATTTTCATTTAACATTCCTTGCAGCTCACCCGAAGCGCCATAAGCCCCAATGATTTGTTTTATCATAGTGTCTAACGCATATTGATAATCTCTAGGAATATCTTTATATGATTGTTTTTTGTAAATAAACCCTTGAAAACCTCCGTTCATCTGATTGTGCATTTCTCTAGATATTTTTCTTAGATTTACATCATTATGAGAAAAATATTGCCTAAAAAACTTATTATCCACTGATGATTTATACCCAAATTGATTTACAGCTAAATAATTCATAAACCTATCCATGTTTCTTGGGTCATTTATATCAAATTTTCTGTTTAGTGGAATTTTTGCCGCAGTTGTAAAAGGTCTATCTACACTAACGTTTCTTTTTTCATTAGAAGTTGGCATAAAATAATTTGTGTAGTTTAACTTTTGAATAGAATAATCATCTTTTAATTCATCACTGTACCATTGGTCTTCGTTTAATACTGTTAATTTATTAGATAAACTTTTAAATATTTCAGTGCTTATAGTCTTAGGGTTATAGTTTCCATATCTCCCAAAAGTTCTATCTAAATCAACCTGATTGTACCCTCTTCGGTCTGACAGTCCCTCTTTAGCTCCTTTCTGTACTTCAAATTGAAAAACCTCTATTGGCTTCCCTGTTACAGCAGGGTTTGTTATTTCTGAATAATAACCCCCTTTTTGATAATCTCCAGCACCATCCTTTAATGATGCGTCAGTAATAACTGAAACTATTTCTATTTGACCCTCAGAATTAGTTTTTGTTCTAACAGCAACAATATTTGTAGAGCCCAGCCCACCAGATGAGGGGCCAATCAAAGCGTTACCTGAACCTTTCCTGGAAAGGTTTGATAAAATGTTGTTAAACTGACTACCGCTTTTAAATTTGATTTCATTTTCAAGAAAAACTATGTTAGAAGAAAAGCCAGCTCCATCACCTCTATTGTAAACTCTATTCTTTCCGTTCTTTCCTTTTAAGTCGTTTGATAAATCTAAGAAATTATAGACTGTGTTACCCCCAGCACTATCACGTTTCTCAGTTGCAACGTTACCTCCGTTTGCATATTTTTGTAATATTTTCATAAATAATTTTTATTTATAGATTCTTTTCCCTCTAATATTCTATAGAAATTTCTTGACGACCTATAATTATCATTTACGTACATATACGTAAAATATTTTAAATCGTACACAAAGAACAAAAACTCTATTTCAGATACCTTTAACCCGTATCTATCTCTAAAAAAATACAGAGTAGGTCTATAATTTTTTAGGTAATTAGATTTTTCCAATTAATTAAATTTAATTATATTAACGCAAATATAAGCAATTCTTTTCATAAATATGAAATATTTCATTATATTTGTGAATCAATATATACTATATAATAAAAAATATACAAAATGAGAGAATATAAAAGCAAGTTTCATACAGTAAGGGTTTCACCAGTATGCGCAGGTGGGGCTGTAGACGATGGGGACATAATTTTTAGTCCAGTAGA